AGTCGCCAATAGCGTCAGACATGGAAAATCCGTTAGTGCATACAATGGAAGCACAATTCCACGGCGCTGCCAATGCTGCGCAGCTACGTGCGTTACATGCTGCAGCGGATTGGGGTGGACTGCTGGAATATGCGCTGCTGCTAGCCGAGCAAGAAGCAAGCCAGCGGTCTCAAATCCACTGGCTTGCGCAGGAAGCGTCGGCAGCGTTGCGGACTGGTCTAGAGCAGTGGCACCTAGATGCCGCTGAAGAACTGCTTCGAGGCCGTCGTCATGAGATCTGAGTTGTAATGACCTGTGACGCTGTAGCTGGTCACCGGCTGCTGGCTCATGCGGAAGAACACCATCTGCCCGATCTTTAAGCCAGGCCAAAGCGGCAGCGGCAGGATCTGACGTGAGTTCTTCAGCTCCAAGGTGAGCACGCTGCCATGCCAGCCGGGATCTGCGTAACCGGCGTGCAGATTTTCGTAGCCTTCGCGTGCGCGGCTTGACTTGAGGAAGAACAGGCCGGCAATTTTTTCCGGCATGTTGAACACTTCAATCGTCTGCGCAAGGATGAACTGCCCAGGCTTCAGCTCGTAAGGGTTCTCTGCCGTGCGTCCTGCAATGCTGAGCGGACGCATGTTCAGGTTTTCGGCAGACTCGATCATGATCGTGTCACCAAGCCGTAGGTCAAGGCTGGCAGGATTGATCAATGCCTCGTCGTAATTCGGCACCATGCCATCGGCGCACAGCGCTTTGATTTCGTAGTCGCAGAGGATGGTCATTGGTTGAGTGGATAGTGGGTCTGATTATTCGGGCAGCGCCTCCAGTGCGCGGCGGATGGTGTCGGCAGCTCCTTCCTTGAGGTAGCCCCTGTCGAAACTGATGTGCAGCTCGTCAAGCGCCTGCTCCTTCAGACTCGGCGGCTTGGGGCGGCGGGCGGTGCGGAGTTCCCTGCTCTTGATTCCCGACCACTTCCAATCCACCCACTCACAGCACGCCTCCAGCTCAGCGTCTGCGCCCCATTGGGCGGCTTGGGTGGCTACAAAAAAGTCGGACTCCATTGCTTCTGCGTATTTGCCGATCTTCCAACATTGAATCCACTCTTGCACTAGCTCCGGCGGTGGGGTGATGGGATAGTCAGTCATTCAAGCCAGCTCCATGCAATGCGTTGGCAGATGCGCCATGCGTGTTTTTTGTCGATGCCGTAGCGTTCTGCTAGTTGTCTGTAGCTGTTACCAGCAACACGCAACTGGCGCAGTTCACGCACGTGATCTTCTGTAAGAAACGCGGCGTAGTTTGCCTCGCCGCGCTTAAACGGATCACTCATCTACATGCAGCAGCAACCTGCGCATGTACCAATCGGCTTTGCCGTAATCCTGATCGGCATTGCCCTTGTGCTCAGCACGCCATAGGTATTTGATGACGTTGCCTTTGCAGTAAGCGCGAAAGCCGTCATCACCGAGTGCTGCCTTAATGGCTTGGATGCACTCAATGTCGCCGTGCTTGTAATGCGGCGGATGGTTGACGAGATCACTCATCACCTAAAGCCTCTGCCATGTCGCGGCGGATCAGATCAGCAATGCGCTGTTGATACAAGCCGGTGTAGGTGCAGCAGGTCCGGCCGCTTTGCTCGTACAGCCACTGCAAGTAGTCATCACGGCGCTGTTCAGTCTTGTGATTGATCATCTTGCGTCAGCTCCAAGAGTTCAAGAATATGCGCGGCAAATGCCACGTGGGTCATCACTGCATGGGTGCCGGGAGGGCGCCCGTAAGACGCCTCCCACCACTCCTTGAATGCAATATCAAGTGTGGTTTGATTCATCAGAACACAGGCTCCTCGCTGGTGGTTGCTGCGCCGCGTGGCATGAATTCAAAGCGCTGGATGCTGAGCACATGCTTGCTGCGCTTAGCACCGGTTTCCTTGTCGTTCCACTCTTGCCGGCGTACGGCACCGGTTACAAGGATGCTGTCGCCTTTTTTGAGCTTATCAACGATCAGCTCAGCAGATTTGCCCCAGATCTCGCAGTCGATTGCGTTATTAATCCAGTTGCCGTCTTTGTCTTTGCCTTCCTGGATACCACCAGCGAAGTTGGCAACCATGGTGCCGGATTCAAAGGCACGCAGTTGCGGGTCGGTGATGATGCGAACGATGCCGGTTGCGTAAAGGCTCATGTCAGTTCAGTGGTGTGATGCCATTGGCTTCTTCAAAAGCCAAGACTTGTGCAAGGGGATAGCGAACGCGTGGCGTGCCTGCTGGTAGGCCAATGCGCGGTGCAGTGACGTAAGCAGGGCCAATGCCGCGTGCACGTTGGTTTTTGATGGCTGCTGGCTTCAAGCCCCAACGTGCTGCCAGCTCATCAGTGGTGAGGAATGGTTCAGTCATCAGCGAAGGGATCCTCTGAAGGGGTATCAGACAGAACCGCCTCGCGCTCTACAGCAAGACGCAGCAACTCGTCGTTCTGCTCATCGCTGAGATTAGGCTTGCGCTTATCCATGCGCGCTACCACCTCCTGCAGCTTGTCCAGCGTATCGGCCTTGGCAATCGCAGCCTTACCGGCTTGGAACAGCTTGGCGTCGCCTGCGGGTGCAGGTGCAGCGGTAACGGTCACCGGCTCCACCTCTGCCTGCTGCATCTCATCGGTGCTGTAGACACCGGACATGTCTGCGGGAAACGCCTTGCGCAGTGCCAATGCCTCAGAGCATTTGGCGATCATCGCTGCGCCCATCTTGGACCACAAGCCTTGCCCGGCGTTGTAGTCAGCAAAGCGTGCCACACCAGTAAATGGATGGTTGGCACCCTTGCGCCAGATAGTGGTCTTGGCCGCGGCAGGTGGCTTGCTGCCTAGCCATACGTCAGTCCACTGGCCGTCTTCACCGCACCATTCGGTGATGCTGCCATCCAGTTGCCCAGTGCGCTCAGCAATGGCACGCAAACCGTCGATGCCGGCTTGGATGGTCATCTTGCCGCCACGCTTGATGGCGTAGATCTGCTTGCTGAATGGGTCCAGTCCAGTGCGCTGGCAGGCGTAGGCAAATAGTCGCAACTCGTCATTGCTGCAGCCAGGCGCAATGGTGGTTGAGATCAGCTGCGTTTGCTCTGGAGTCCAGAGCGTGATGCTAGAAGTCATCGGATGTGATAGTTGGGTTGGCAGTTAATGCCCATGAAGGCAAGCTGAGCGATTGGATGGTGTTGCCGTAGCCCGGCCACTCCTTGGTGGCTTGGCAGTCGGCAATCACGCGCATGTCACGTTGCCGTAGCTCATCACCAGCAGCCATGGCTGCGGCGTCAAGCTCGTAGACCGCAACCGCGTACGGAGCAGTCTTCTCAACGGCAATGAACACAAACCGCTCAGCACCGTGCAAGCCGGCTAGGTAGTGGCTCGCTTGCACATGGTAGCGGAAGGTAGCCACGCTACGGGCAAAGCCGGGGCCGGCATCCGTGGTGGTCTTGAGGTCAACCACCGTGGTGCCGTCATACCAGTCAGGACGGCACTTGCAGCGCAGCCCAGTGGCGGCGTCATCCCACCAAAAGGACTGCTCAGCCTTGCCATGGGCAAGCAGTGCTGCTGCTGCAGGGTGCAGACGCACGCTCAGTGCCATGGATAGCGCCAGTGCCATGTCGGACTGAGTGATGGCTTCAATGCCAGCAGCGGCCATGCGCTCTGCTTGCTCCTTGCCTGCCTTGGTATTGCGTGGGGCGCACACGCCGTAGCGGCCTGCCAGCTCCTCCGGCTCTAGCACTGCGCAATGCACCAGTGATCCAAGCCGCATAGCGGCAGTCGGCTCGGGTGCGCTGCGCTTGGGGTCGAGGTAGCGGCTCCAGTAGTGGTAGGGAGATTTAGCCACTGCGTGCAGGTGCGAAGCGCTGACGGCTGGGTCGGCGTGGTAGTCGGCGTTGCTGGTCACGCTGCTGCTCCACTGCGCATCTGGCGGTGCATCCGGCTGGCGGTGCCGTAGGTGGCGACTAGCTCGGGAAACGCATCCAGCAAGCGGCGCTTGTTGCCGGGATCAGCCTTGAGGCCAGCGTGCGCTAGTGCTTGGAAGAATCCACCGCCGTGCTGGTAGGCGGTGGCGAATGTCCAATAGATGTCTGCTTCTGTCATGGCTTGAGCTGCTCTTGGCAAGCGTGATGGCTGTAGGCGGGCTGCTGGCGGCCGGTGTCATAGGCCATTGCCCAGACACCGAAGATGATTGCCAGCACGGCAAAGCGGTTCAGATTGTTCATGCCATCAGCGCCTTACGGACGCGATAGGTGGACAGGTTGAGGCGGTCGGCAATGCGCTTCTGACTCAGGCCAGTGCGGCGCAGTACGCGGATGCGGCGGTCGTCAGAGGCGGTGAGCCAGTCGATCACGGCGACTACTACCAGCAGCGGCAGCAGCAGTTTCCAGATAACTAGCAGTGCGGTTGTAAGCATGGTTCTCGGTTTGGGGTGCCGGTTGTCCGGCTTGTGCGTATCCTACACCATCTGCCGCCGTGGTCAACCGTGATCAGTAACGGATCGACACAGTTGCGGTGCCATCCAGCGGAACACCAAGGCGGTAGGCAGCGCCAGCGCTGAGATCTAGCGATCCGCAGTCGCAGCGATCAGTGACTGGCACGGTGAGCAGGCGCCCGCGGTGTTGCACCGTGACGCGCGTGCCGCATGGCAGCCATGGATGGGCGGCTGACACGCCCCAATGCTGATAGGTGCCACCGCAGTACGTGGTGCGCCCGTGATACCAGCCGTCGTAGACGGTGGCAGTCACCTGCCGGGCTTGAGCAGGCGACAGCAGCAGGATTGCTGCAGTGATCAGTGCACGCATGATGCTTGAGGTGATGAGGATCCGGGGCGCATTATCCGGCTTATGGCCTAAATCTTTGTGCCCCCAAAGGGGCGGTGCCCTTAGAACCACTCCTCAAGCGCGGCTTGGGCGTTGCCCAGATCGTGCTTGATCGAGTCAGCCAGCGCGATGGCCTCTTGGGCCACCGTGAGCAGCTGCTCGGTGGAGCGGCTCCACGCCTCGAAGGCCGCGTCCACCTCAGCGATTAACGCTGCGGTTTCGGCCTCGATGGCGAGGGCGTTGCGGGTAATGTCGTCCATGGGATCTCCGGTTGATGGTTGAGCCCCCGGCGGGACTCATGGGTGCCGGGTGAAGGCCACCACCGGAGCGGGACGACGCCCGCGAGTATTCGGTTTTCAAGGATCAATGTTGTGCCGGGCCAACCGGCGGTGCGGGCTTACTCAGGCCCTGTTGAGCTCGATTGTGGGGTCGTGCGCTCTGTTCCCCCTGGCCGCGTTTTTAGCGAGGTGCCGCTCCGCTTCCCTCGTGACGTCATCCTACACCATCGGCAGCCCTGATCAACCCTGCAAGTAATAGCGGCCTCCGATACGGTTGCAGCTGCAGCCACCGCGACTGCAGCACCGCGCGCGTCCTTACGGATAGCGCCGACCGCTGGGCAATAAAAAAAGGGGCCGAAGCCCCTTGGTTACTGGAGCCGGTCTTCTAGGTCCATGCAGGTGCTCACCAGTGTGTCGACTAGCGGATTGGAGATGATCTCCTCCCACTCGTCGTCGGTGGTGCAGTCCCGCAGATCTTCCAGCGCTTTTTTGACCGCCTCACAAGAGACAATCAAATCAGCGATGGCTTCAAGGCCGGCGCTCAATTTCTTCATTTTTCTAGGTGCGGTGGATGCCGGGATCGCTCCCGACTCCTTCAATATAGCCCATGCGCCGCCCTGATCAACCCTATGCAACATCTCTTAACAATGCCTCTGCATCGCTGACCGAGCGCGCCACGCCCGCAATGCCACCAGCCGCCTGGACTGCATCCAGCCACTGCTGCTGCTCAGGGCGCAGCCTGCCGGTTGCGGTTTTGACCTCTATAGAGGCGAACACCGCCACCTGAGTGCCAACCATCTCCGGCGTGATGGTGACGCGCTTCCAGCCGATCAAGTCAGCGCTGCCCTTGCACAGGCCGAACTGAACCGGGCGGCCGTTGGCGTCTTTAAGCGTGCCGGTGTTGTTGCGGAACAGGCGCGTGTCACCGTTGCTGCAGGCAATGCGGATGTGCTGCTGGATGGATTGCTCAGATGCCATGCCTCTTAGCCAGTCGCGCCTGGTAGACACGTTCCGCCCATCCTCGCTTGTAGCCGCGTTGCTGCGCTAGTTCACGGAGGGCTTCTAGGTCGCGGGCTGAGGACTGCTCGCGCCGCTTGGCCACTGCCATCTCCACCAACTCACCATCTACCTGCTGCAGCTCGCGGCGCTCCTGTGGCGCAAATACATGTCCGCATTCGCGGCATACCTGCACAGCACTGGCACTAGTGGCGAAGCATTGCGGGCACACCTTGACCGATGGCGCTGCCTCGCGGTCGCGCTTTTTAAGGCCATCTAGGGTCCAGTCTCGTGGTTCTAAGTGGTGTCCCATCCTGAGCGTGTTGCCGACATGATCGAGCACCACGGCGCGTTTGCCGGGTTGCGGGCGCAAGCATCGACCGATCATCTGCAGGTGCAGCGCCACTGACGCCGTTGGCCTGAGCAGGATGCAGCCGCCGACTGATGGCACGTCCACGCCCTCGCCGATCAATGCGCAACTGGTCAGCACCTTGAGCTTGCCGGTGCCTAGATCGCTGAGCAGCTCACGGCGCTGCGCGGTATCCATGCTGCCGTCAATACTTGCAGCTGAGATGCCTGCTGACTGGAAGAGTGCTGCCACTGCCTCCGCGTGCGCCACTGAGCAACAGAACGCAATCGCGGTCTGGCCTGGCAGGTGCTTGCGGTAGTGGCCAAGGCAGTCGCCCATGATCGTGCCGACGCGTTGCTCAGCCTCCTTGGGGTCGAAGTCACCCATGCGCTTGCGCAGGCCGGCGCTATCGAAGCCAGGCGGTGCCAGCACCTTGGCAGCCGCAAGGAATCCGGCATCTGTGAGCTGCTGCGCTGTTGGGCCTTCCACCATCGCTTGATAGTGCTCGCCAAGGCCGCGGCCATCGCTGCGTATTGGTGTTGCCGTTACACCCAGCAGCTTGGCTTGGGAGAAGTGCTCGATGACCTTGGCCCATGTGCCGGCGGTGGTGTGATGCGCCTCATCCACCACCAGGAGCTGGAAGAAATCCCGCGGCAGCAGGTGCAGCCGTCGGGCAACGGTTTGCACACTGGCAATCTGCACCGTGCGGGATAGATCCATTGCCTTGCCGGCTTGAATCAGCCCGTGGGCAACGTCCATGCTGCGCAAGCTGCGGCTTGCTTGGTCGAGCAATTCCGCCCTATGGACAAGGATTAAAACCCTGTTTCCCTTAATGCTTGCTTGTTGAGCGATGTAGCTGAAAATGTAAGTTTTGCCACCGCCGGTGGCGAGCACTGCCAGCACCGACTGCTTGCCCAGCTGATACTGCAGGCGGATGTCGTTGATGAGTTGCTGTTGATAAGGGCGAAGTTGCATCACACCAGCACTCCTTGACGATTGCTGGCTACTTCAGTCAGGTTCTTGACCGCGCAGTTGAAATACGAAGGCTTCAGCTCAAAGCCGACAAACTGGCGCCCGGCTTGGATGCTGCAGTAGCCCTCGCTGCCGATGCCAGCAAACGGCGACAGCACCACGTCGCCAGGATTGCTCCATAGCTGCAGACCGCGGCGGATCACCTCAAGTTGCAGCGGGCAGATGTGGCGCTCATCCTCATTGGCGCGTGCGCTGCGATATTGCAGCGTGTCTGATGGGTTGATGTCCATCCATACGGGGCTGGCGTAGCGCTGCCAGATGTTGATGGAGTCCTTAATCGGGTCACCGCTTTTGGATGGTGGATTTTCACCGGCAAACTCCGTGAACGGGCCGGCCACCGGCTCGGGGTTGTCGCCCAGCTTGCGCACGGTCACGAGGTAGTCAGGGATGCCCTGGCGGCTGAGTGCTGAATCCTTACACACTTGTTTATGCAGCAGGCCGATCGCCTTGGTGCGCTGCATGGCAGTGACCGGATCCTTCCAGATGCACACCTCGCTATGGAATACAAAACCAGCAGCCTGGAAGATGCGCAGCATGTCACCGCGGAAATCCTTCACACCAATGAAACCATCGCGCTCCTTGCTGCTGGGCAGATTCATGCAGTGAAAGCTGATCAGCCGGCCGGGCATCATCACGCGGTGGAGCTCACTAGCAAGGAATCCAAAGTGATCGAAGAACTCCTGCTCGGTGCGGCTGTTGCCCATGTCGCGATCGCTATTGGAGTAGGTGTAGAGCGACGCGAACGGTGGGCTGAAAATGCTGTAATGGATGGAGTCGCTATCGAGTTGCTTAATGCTCTCCACGCAGTCGCCCATATACATGTCCCATCCATCACCGGACTTGTGCTCAGTGATGTGCGGCGCCACTTGACGTTGGATCTTCTTGAGTTGTTCCATGGTTTGTTGCTTCATGATTTCAACCATTGATTGGGCCATCTGGATGCTGTCCGCTTCTTTGCGGCGGATGTTGTCGATCACGCGGCCTTCTGCCACGTCGTAGATGATGTGAGCGTTGACGGGTTGCTGTTGGCCAAAGCGCCAACAACGGCGAATGGCTTGATAGAACGCTTCGTAGCTGTGTGACAGGCCAACGAAGGCGACGTTGTGGCAGCGCTGGAAGTTGAGGCCAAAACCAAAGATGCTGGGCTTGCTGACCAGTACGCGGATCTTGCCGTCTTGGAAGTCAATGGCAGCCTGCCGCTTGTGGTCGTCAGAATCCGAGCCTGACACCTCGACAGCGCCATTGGTAGCCGCAGTCAGCGCCTTGCTCTCGTCGTTGAGATCACACCACACCAGCCATTGCTCGGTGTTGCTGTTGGCCAGCTTGGCGGCAGCGGCCACGCGGAGCTGCAGGCTGGCCTTGCGCACCTTGCGTTGGTCGTTAAGCGTGCGGGCCTCCATGGCAAATAGCGCCATCTGGCCGTCATCACCTGCTGTTGCCTCGCGTGGTGTCTCGACCGTGCAGTCTTGGATCTGCAGTGCCGGCAGCACAAAGTTGCCGTCCTCGTAGCCAAGGTCTGATGGCTTGCGGATGGTCACCGCCCAGCTGCAGACCCACTCCCAGAACTTGTCCCGCGCGTGACCCTTGAGCCGCCACTTAGCAGTGTCGCCGCCGTCATGCACGAAGAACATGGCCAGCATCTCAGTGCGGGTCATCACGCCGATGAATTCGGCATGGTTGCCCAGCTCCATGTGGTCGTTCGGTGCCGGTGTGGCTGAACAGGCCAGACGGAATGGGGTCTGCGCGAACGACTTGATGATCTGATTGCGGATCTTGCCCGTATATGCCTTGAGGATGCTTGACTCATCCAGCACCACGCCATCGAAGGCGGATGGGTCGAAGTGGCTCAGCTTCTCGTAGTTGGTGATCGTGATGCCGGGCTTGACCTCGGCATGCGTGGCAGCGAACGCGCATGGGATGCCGAACTTGCTGCCCTCGCGCACGGTTTGATGCGCCACAGCAAGTGGTGCCAGCACCAGCACGTTGGCGCCAGTGTGCTGATGCACCTGATGCGCCCACTCAAGCTGCATGGCGGTTTTGCCCATGCCGCAGTCGGCCCAGATGCAGAACTTGCCGACACGACAAGCCATGGTCACGATGTCCCGCTGAAACGGGAACAGCGGCGCTGTGAACTGCTGCGGGTCAAAGCCGGCAACAGGTGCTGCAGTGGATTTGGAAGCTAGGAACTCTTGGTAGGTCATGGGCGGTCTTCGCGGCTAGGCAGCGGTTGCAGCTCGGTCCATGTCTCTGGCGCGCTGCTGTCACCTAACACAAGCCACCAAGCTCGACCGTCTTGGTCGATTGCATCGATGGTATGGGTGTAATTGATGCCAACCGTGCGAGTAATGCTTGTAAATCGACGATCATTGGTGCTCATGGCAGTGCCGTGTGGCTTGCACACCGTAGACTAACCGTATACGCTCTGTCAAGCATCCAGCCGGAACCCAATGCCACTAGCCCGACCAATACCGCTGCGCCTTGCGCCAAACCAGCTGCAATGGCTGGATTCTTGGCGTGGTGACACGCTTTCACGCAGCGCCGCCATCCGATTGCTGCTGGAGCACGCCATCCGATTGCATGGCGATGGCGTAATCACCATGCCGGAACCCAAGGGGCAGGCATGAAGGAAGTTGATTTTGACGAAGCCCGTCGGTTTATTGCCTTACTCGGCAAACCGGCAGGCACCATCCGCCTGCGCGCTTTTCTGCACCGACTACATCCCGACAAGCCCAATGACAAAGGCCGCAAAGGTGGCGCTCGTAAGCCGCTGATCAAGCAGTGGCAAGCCGAAGGCCGCGGCGTTTATGTCGTCATCAACGATGGCGGGGACACCAACGCTGAAATCACAGCCTGCCGTGCGTTCTTTGCTGAGTGGGATGATCGCCCGCGCGAATGGCAACTCACCGCATGGCAGGAGTTAGGGCTGCCGGAGCCAACGTTTCAGATCAATACCGGCGGTAAATCCATCCACAGCTACTGGGTGCTAGCAGACCCAATCACACCAGCCCATTGGGAGTTGGTGCAAGGGCGGTTGCTTGATTACTGCGATGCAGACCGCAGCATCAAGAACTCATCCCGCGTGATGCGGCTACCTGGCAGCTACTACGCCGAAGCCGATGGCAGCCTTGGTGAGATGTGCCGCATGGTCACCAGTGCTGGCCATCGCTACAGCGTGTCCGATATTGAAGCCGTTCTACCCAATGAGGCCTACTACCAACACGAAAAGCCGGCGCAGCACTACGTAGAACCCACAGAGCGCGGCATTGATGAGATCCGCGAAGCGCTTGCGGCAATACCACCTCGCGTGCCAGGGTCCGGCACCTATCACATCTACCGCAATATCTTCTGGGGCTTGATCCAAGCCTGCGGTAGCGCTGAGCAGGCCATTGACTTGATGCAGCAGCACAGCCCGCAATGGCAAGGGCTGCAGCAGATCGCATCATCAGGCGGTGACCGCATCGGTGCTGGGACGTTCTGGTACTGGGCGCGTCATCACGGTTGGCGGCCAGCGCTGCCGATGCTTGCGCCGCAGCGTCACCGCCTAGGGCCTGCTGGTGGTGATGATGGTGAAGTAGTCAACCTGCAGCTTTACGACAAGTCCGGCACCGAATGGCTAGAGCTTGCAGTTGAGCACGTGTTCTGCCATCCCCGCGAGCGCTGGATTTGCGTTGATGGCGTACTGCACTGCTGGAGCGGCACCCATTACCAAGCCAAGCCGGATGAAGAGCTAGCGCCAAAGCTCGCGGCATTCCTCTCCATGCTGCATATCATCAACCAGCAAGGCGCCACCACATACCCATGGCGCAGGCCGCGTTACGTGGATGAAGCACTGCAATGGATGAGGCGACTGCTTAAGCCTGTTGAGGTTAACCCAGCCAATGCCATCAACTGCCGCAATGGCGTGGTGGCATGGGCATGGTCTGGCCGCAAGCTGGATCTGACCTTTACGCCGCACAGCCCTGCGGTTGCCTTCACCTACGTCACTGCTTACGACTACGACCCTGAAGCCAATGCCCAGCACCTATGGCGGCTGCTTGAAGCCGTAGAGCCTGGCGACCGCGACACGTTGCAACGCATCCTCGGCAGTGGGCTTGACCTCATCAAATACCGCGCCACACGAGGCAGGCCACGTGCTGTGCTGATGATCGGCGAGGGCAGCAACGGTAAGGACACCATCCGCACCGCACTGCGGGATACTCTTGGCAGTCGTAATTTCACGAGCTGCACGCTTGCTGACTTCCGTCAATACGACCAAGGCCGTAAGTTTCCAATCGCGCCATTACGCGGCGCATCAGTGAACTGGTCAAGCGAAAACTCGCAGTTTGTCAGTATTGACAATCTCCAGTCATTGAAGGCTGCCATCAGTGGCGAGGAGCTGTCATATGAACTCAAAGGCGTGCAGGAGTCGCAGTTTGTTCCGTCGTCTTTGTTTGTGTTTAACCTCAACAAGGATCCATCGCTAACTGGTGAGCAGGCTGCCATTGAAACACGGTTTCATGTATTCAAATTCCGTAAGACCTTCATGGCGACGCCTACTGAACCCAACCACCTTCAGGCAGATCCAAAGCTAAAGGACGATCCCGACTTCATCCAGCAGCAGATATGCCCTGCATTCCTGAATTGGTTGCTTGAAGGCATGGCGCTCAGCATTGCAGATGGCATTGATTACACAACTGGAAGCCAAGCAATGCAGGACGTTAGAAGAGCCAGCTGCCATCTTTGGGACTTCTGCGACTCTATCGGACTCACCTATGAAGAGGGCGCCCAAGTATCAACCAAGCGCGTTTGGGATGCCTTGCAGGAGTGGTACCGAGAGGAGGGTTATTTGGACGATAAAGGTAGGTGGCTGATGGACCCGCCAAGTGATCGGACCGTCAAGGCGCCGCGGCTTCTGGTGCCGGCATTGCGCCAGATCTTCCCGAAACTTGCGTCCGACAGAGGCTCCGGCAAGTCCCGTGAGCGTCTCATCTCGGGTCTCAGGCTGGACTTGTGGGCGTGATGTCGGACGCAAGTTGCGTCCGGGTCGGACGCAAGTCGGACGCAAATTTCGGACGCAAAAACCCTGTCTCTATCTACCTTTTCTCTTGTTCGGACGCAAATAGGGGTAAATCAAGTCAGGTATGGAAACAAGGGGGGGGAATGTAACGGCGTGAACAAAACACACATATAGGGGGGGATAAGGAGAAACCCCGTTTTTGCGTCCTCCCTTGGCATGACTGGGTTTTTTGCGTCCGACTTGCGTCCGCTTGCGTCCGAACCCAGTCGTGGACAGGGTTTTTGCGTCCGACCTACCATTTGCACCACCATCACCACCAGAAATGCCCGAAATCAAGATCAATGTCACCGCTGATGACCTGGCGCGGTTGAACGCTGAAGCAGCAGCGCATGGGATGCCGCGCGCGCACCTGATCCGGCAGCGTGCTTTGAGTGGTGGAGTTGTTGCAGGATTGACCACGGCGGCGTACCATGCGCTGGTGGCGGACGCCTGCGCCTTCATGCGTGGTGATCTGAACCGCCGTCACGTTGAAACTCTTGTTGCATATGTCATCGCTCATTCACATTCCAG